TACTTTACAAAACCCTTGGCTCGCGGCAAAGACTCGTTGCTTACCATGATGCGCAAGCAAGGCATGTTTTCAGATAGTGAAGCCACACGTTTTAATACTTTGTTAAATGAAATGTCTTTTATTGAAAGACGTTTGCAAAGTGGGAAAGCCGAAGAACTTACGCCTGAAGATGTACCAGATAGCCTACGAGACCTTGTTGTTCGTGTCATTGGTGCGCGTACTGGTTCTCAAGTTGCGCAGAGCTTGGGTATGACTGGATCTATACAAGTGCCGGGTTTCTTTGCCCAAGAAGCTAGAAACCGTTTCATTTATATGCCAAAAAAATATATGGGCGATCTTCTGGTACAAGCCGCAGAAGATCCCAAATTAATGTCTCTTATTTTAGCTAGAGGCGTTGAAGGTAAAACAAATAATCAAAAAATGCGTTTAGACCGTCGGTTGCGCGCTTACCTATATAACGCAGGGTTTGTTCCATCTCGTGAGGAAATAGAAGAAAACATGGAGGAATTCACCTTTCCAGATGTCAATTTAGGCTCTATGGCGGAAGCAGCAGAAATGCCGTCACAACAAGAACTTGAAAACTATTTATCTTCGGTGTCCAATCAACCCCCCCAGACGGCGCCGATAAAGCCTGTACCACTTCAGCCAAAACCTCCCGTGGCTAACCCCAGTGGTACAGGCAATAACAACCAGAGAACGCAATATTCAACGGTTTTTCCAAATGACCCAATTGCGAAGTTAATTGAAGAACGTCAGCAAGGTACAAAAGCAGGTATCGGTTCTTTGTTTGGTAACTAAAGTAACCACTGCTTTGCCTCTTCGCCTAGCACGCGGCCAGCAAGATTAATCTTGTTACGCAGCGCCTGTATTATCTTTTCGTCGATTGTTTTCTCTGCGAGCAAATCGATGTATGTAACAGGCTTTTCCTGTCCTATTCTGTGAGCTCGGTCTTCAGATTGAAGTCGTATCTCTAAATCGTAGCTGTTGCTGAAGTATATCATGGTGTTGGCGGCAGTCAGGGTAATGCCATATCCGCCTGTCTTTGGTTGTCCGACAAAGAAACGCAAGGGATTATCTTCGTCCTGAAATGTATTCACAATCTGTTGACGTTCGTTTTGAGGGGTTTCTCCATAATAACAGGCGGCAGCATCATCGCCGTATTTCTTTTTAAGTGCATTTGTAATCTCCACAATGTCGTGTGACCACGTTGCCCAGATAATTGCTTTGCCGTTTACTTCCTCCACAACGTCTAACAAATCGTTCAATCGGTTGCTTTTTAAGTTAAGCATTTCACCTTCGTCTGTTTTGAGGTGCCCACAAGTAATTTGCTGCAAGCGCATAATTTGTGTCAGCACGCTTTGTGTTGTTGTAAGCTCGCCGTTTTCTAAAAGCACAAGAGCGTGCTTTTTCATTTGATCATATGCTTTGCGCTGGTCTAAAGTCAGGTGGACGTTACGCGCCTGATACACCTTCTTCGGCAAATCTAAGCAATCTTCTTTCAACACTCGCGTGCTAATGGGCTCCAGCTTCTCTGTGAGCTCGTCTAAGCGCCGATAGCCTACTACTTCGTTAAATGACCTAGCCCCCATCATTCGCTTCTGTATGACCGCGTAACGGCTTTGAAAAGCGAAGAAAGAATTAAAGCCTAAACATTTTTCTTCTAGAAAATCACATTGACTGAACAAATCCATAGGGCTTTTTGTAATGGGCGAGCCCGTTAAAATTCTACGGTATCTACAAAGCCTGCCACATTTGATAATATTTTTGGTTCGCTGCGCCTGTCTATTTTTTATTGTAGTGCTTTCGTCCACAACCATGATGCTTTTTGGATTAAGTTTAAGAAAATCTAAGGCCGTTTCAGAGCCCTTGCCAGATGAAAAGGCCTCTACATTCATTACAAATATGTGCAGAGTTTCTGGCTCACGGAACTTTGGTATTGCAAAATCTTTGAGCTCTTGAAGAAACTTTTTGGATACCATTGGTTGCCAGCGCAGTATCTTGTGTTTGATTCGCTCAGGCAAGTGCGTAGGTATTTCACCCTGTATCCAGTTGTCATAAACCCCTTTAGGCGCCAGTATTAAAGCAGTGTCTATTTCACCCGCTTCGAACAATGCGGCTATAGTATCAATGGCTACTTTGGACTTTCCTGTACCCATTTCCATAAACAATGCATAGTATTCTTTCCGCCAAGAGTCTTTCCATGCTTGCTTTTGGTGCTCGTATGGTTCAGTCTTAAATTCGTACATCTTTTTTTTCTCCTTGACACCTTACGATATATAGAAATATATAAGATGGCAAGAGGCTACAAACCTCTTTAATAACGAAACAGGAAACACGGAACACGGAGCTTACATGAGTAGCATTCTAAGTTTAATGGAAGACGATGCGTCTTCAAACAGCGTTGAAACCGTATCTGGTGAAGGGCTGAAGTCAGTTGCAGAGATAGCAACAAGAATTCGGGAAACCGAAGAAGAGATCGAAAAGATCGACACATACCTGAAAGAAAAGAAGAAAGAGTTACTAAAGTTAACGGATGAAGACATGCCGTCCATGCTGACAGAACTCGGAGTATCTTCTTTTACATTAGCAGATGGGGCAAAGGTTGAAGTAAAGCCTTTGTACGGAGCTGCTATACCCTCAGCAAAGAAAGAAGAAGCTTTCGAATGGCTGCGGGATAACAATCATGCAGACATTATTAAGAACGTAGTGTCGTGCAGTTTTGGCAGAGGTGAAGATAAAAAAGCCGCAGAGCTTTTATCTGACATGAGCAAGAAGGGCTTAGCGCCCGAACAAAAAGAAGGCGTACACAGTTCTACCTTACGTGGGTGGGTACGTGAGCGTGTAGAAAATGGGGATTCTTTCCCTATGGATTTATTTGGTGCTTTTGTAGGAGAGCGCGCAGTTATTAAGAAAGGAAAAATATAATGGCTGGCAAGGAAGTAGCAACAAAAGGCAAAACAGAAGTAGCGGCATTTGACATGTCTATCTTTGAAGAGGACGCAGGCGTTGGTAATGAAAACATTACGCAAGACGATCTTGCGCTTCCGTTTTTAAAAATACTGTCTGGCCTAGATCCTCTGCTTGATGAGCTTGAAGAGGCTAAAAAGGGGGACATTTATAACACTGTGACAGGAGAACTGTTTTCAGGTAAAGAGGGTGTAAAGGTCATACCGTGTGCATATCAGCGTAGGTTCATTGAATGGGCTCCACGCGGCACGGGCACTGGCGCCCCAGTCAATATTTTTACGCCAGATGAAAAGCGTCCAGAAACAGAGCGTTCAAAGGACGACAATCGCGATTACGTCAAAGGCGGCGATGGGACTTACATTGAGGACACACATCAGCATTTTGTTTTGGTTATGGATAAAGACGGTGCTGCGCAGCCTGCATTGATCGCAATGAAATCAACGCAGCTTAAGAAGTCCCGTAAGTGGAACTCAATGGTACAGGGTCGCATGGCCACAGGCAAAAACGGTGCGCCGTTTCAAATGCCTCGGTTCAGTCACGTATACAGCTTAAAGTCTGTAAAAGAAGAGAACAGCAAGGGTGCTTGGCACGGCTGGGACATTGCTTTGGACAAACAGGTGGACGACGTATCTGTCTACGGGCAAGCAAAACAGTTTGCTCAATCTATCCAAGCGGGTGATGTCAAAGTTAAACATTCTCAAGATGACGAAAACGGTAACGAAGCACCGTTCTAATTTAAATTGGGTCGCACTCAGTTGCGACCCTAATTGTCTCTTGAGGTTAAAATGTCTGACGCAAAAAAGTTTGCCGAAATTTTTGATGGTCTGGCGCAAGCCTACGGCACATACAAAATCAATAAACAACAGGCAAACGGTAAAAATACAGGGAAAGCCACTGTAGTTCGTGAGGAGCGGACGGCAGAGCTTTGGGAAGGCCACTTGTCTGGCAAAGGCCAAAGCGTTGGTATTATTCCGATTAACGAGGAAAACAAAGTTAAGTGGGGTTGTATCGACGTCGATCAATATCCCCTTGACCATAAGAAGATTATTGAGCGGGTTCGAAAGATTAAACTGCCCCTGATTGTATGCCGATCTAAATCAGGCGGCGCTCACCTGTTTATCTTTGTAGACGACTGGGTGCCAGCTAGAGAAATGCAGGACGTGCTAAACCATATGTCTGCGGCTCTTGGATACGGTGGATCAGAGGTATTTCCAAAACAAGTTAAGTTGTTTCTGGATCGCGGCGACGTAGGGAACTTCCTGAACTTACCCTATTATGATCAGGAAATGGGCTTGCGATACGCCTTTAACGACGACGGTTCTGCGGCTGGTCTGAAAGAATTCTTTGAGTTGCACAAGAAACATGTGCAAACGCGGGAGCAACTGCTTGCGCTTACCGTAGAAGAAAAGACTGATGAGATACTACCAGACGGACCGCCATGCCTTCAGCTATTGGCTAAGCAGCGTATCTCGGAGGGTGGACGTAACAACGGCCTGTTTAATCTGGGCGTTTATCTGCGCAAAGCATACCCTGATAGTTGGGAGTCGGAAATACTGACTTACAACATGCAGTATCTGGATCCGCCATTGCCGTTAAGCGAAGTCAATATTGTTGCCAAACAGCTTCAGAAGAAAGACTACGCCTACAAATGTAAAGACGCCCCCATCAACAGTTATTGCAATGCGGAACTGTGCCGTACTAGGAAACATGGCATAGGAGCCGCTGTAGCAGGGGCTACAATCGCGAACTTGCGTAAATACAACTCTATCCCCCCAGTATGGTTTATGGACGTTAACGGAGAGCCTCTGGAGCTCGACACAGAAGCGTTGATGAACCAGAGCCAATTCCAGAGGTCTTGTGTAGAGCAATTGAACCACCTACCGCGAACCGCGCGCAAGGAACAATGGGAAGCTCGGATCAATCAGTTGCTAATGGATATGACAGAAACAGAGGGCGCCATTGTTGAAGTGTCTGAGGACGCGTCTATCGACGGTCAGTTTTACGATTATCTGGAAGAGTTCTGTACAACAATGCAGCAAGCGGAAGTACGGGAAGAAATACTATTGCGCCGACCTTTTACTGATGACGACGAAGGCCGCACGTATTTCAGGTTAAAAGATTTTGAAGCGCATCTGCGTAAAAACAAATTCTTTGAGTATAAGTCCCACAAGATTGCCCAGCGCCTACGGGATCGCAACGGCGAAAGCACCGTCGTAAAGATTAAAGGCAAAGCCGTGCGCGTCTGGGTCATTCCTTCTTTTGAAAATGTAGCGGTAGTCATGGATACGCCCGACTTCGGAGAAAGCAATGAGGCGCCGTTCTAATGTTTCGTATATTCGGGCCGCCGGGCACAGGCAAAACAACAACC